CCTTCTACTATAACTCCAAATCATCTTAAAGCGTTTATTAAAAAAATAACAAGTAAAGGGCTTAAAATAGATGCCATTGTTTTAGATTACATTAACTTACTGCATTCTACTTTAGGGACAAACACATACGAACGTATCAAATACTGTACAGAGCAGTTACGAGCTCTTAGCTACGTTTTTAATTGTCCGATTGTCAGTGCCACGCAGTTAAACCGTGAAGGATACAACACAACAGATCCCGGTTTAAATACAATTTCAGAAAGCATGGGTCTTGCAGCCACCGCAGACGTAATTATGAGCATTTGGCAAGAAGACACAGACCGCGAGCTCGGTGTAATAAAGCTTGGAGTTATGAAAAATCGTTTTGGCGCCAATTTTGGTCATTGTGTTATGCGTATAGATTATAGTACTTTAACTATAACTGAAGACGAACACGTCAACGACACGGAAGCTAGTGCATCTACTATTAACACTCTTGCTTCCCTTTCAAACAATTAAATTGATTTATGTCTTCTAAAACTTAAATAAATTTATGGCAGAAAAACCTGTCGACAACGTCTATATTTTTACAGATGCAGATTTAGATGGAGCATGCTGTTATACTGTTTTTCGTTGGTATACTAAACTTATTTGCCCTTACAAGGCATGTACAGAAAAGTCATTTAGAAAAGACTTTGAAAATTTTTTAAAGAATAACAAAATAGAAAACTTTAAAAAAATTTATATTTTTGATCTTTCTATGTTAAATAAAAACGAAGATATAGTCGATTTGCCGAATGTTACTTACATAAACCACGGCGAAGACGATCCTCAAGATATTAAAAAATATAAAAACGCTAAAATAATTACAGACAGAAGTCCAAGTTGTGTTTTGATGCTTTACAAAAGATTAAAAGAAAAATATGGTGATATCTTAACAGAAGCCCAAAAACGCTTGGTTTCTTTAGTTAATGATTACGATAGCTATAACTTAAAACACCCATTCTCTAAAGATTTAAACTTTTTATTTTGGAGTTACCAAGGCGATCGAGTTGAAAAGTTTTTTAATGATTTTAAAAGCGGATTCACTGAATTTAATTTTCAGCAAAAAAATCTTATTAAGTTTTACAAAGAAAATCTAAACAAAACTCTTCAAAGTTTATCTGTTTATCGCGGTAAAGTAACACACGAAGAATCGAATTACACAGTAGTAAGCACATTTACAAACACCGCACCTAGCGAAGTAGCCCACTACATTTTAGAAAAATACAACGGTGATATTGCTATTGTTGTTAATTTAAATACTAAATACATAAGCTTAAGAAAAGACAAGAATAAAAATAATGATCTCCATGTAGGTAATTTTACTAAGAAAAATTTTAATGGCGGCGGGACTCAGAATATAGGTGGTGGTTTTTTAAATGAAGATTTTTTAAAGTTTAGTAAAGAGTTAGAGGCTGTAAAATGAAAGCCGACCCTTCCCATTCTATTACAAGTTATGAATTTAATCATTTGTTTTTTTCGTTTTGTACTTTGATCAGCTTACTTCAAACCAAAAAAATGAATTTAGCAAATATATTTTTATTATTACTTCAGAATCCAAACATACGAATTTTATTTAAAGAATATTGTGATTTTGAAAATGATTATTTAGCCGTTAAAAGTTTTCTTCAATTTGATACTGGATTATATAAAAGTAAATATATAATGAAATATCTTAACGCAAACAAAAAAGCTTTATTATGATTATTGTAAACGCTGAAGTAACATTAGATAAAAAGAAATCTTTGGATAAAGATTATTTTGCTAGAAAATATAATAAGTTTGCTCGAGAGATGCAGAAAACTTTAATTTTAGAACAGATCAGGCATTTTCGATTTGGTTATAAACCCAGCAAAAAAAGACGCATTAAAAAAGAGTTTGCCCTTTACAAATGGCGGTAAACGAAATATCTGATTTTGAAAAACACATCTACAATACTTTTATAAAAGTATCTCGTGGATCGTCCGGTAAACCTTACAAAACAAGAAAAAATTTTGATGATTTATTAGAAAAAAAAGAATATGCCTATCTTAAAAAATTATCAAACTTTTTTAATAGGTTTAAGCACATAGACGTTAAAGAGTTTTTTTCTGCTCCTTATGAACTCTACAAAGATGAAAAATATTTTGAATTGGATTATTATACCACTCTTAAAGCTGTTAAGGCCTATTCTACTATTGTTAAGAAAAACGAACTCTTGGATCCAGACGAAAAACAACAACTTCAATCTATTTTAAAGTCGTTTAAGTTTATAAAGAAGTTTTGCCATGAGCAAAACATTAATGTGGACAGCTACGTCAACCACAAAACAAATAACATCTTTTCGTTTGTTCTACACCTTCAAGAGCATCAAGTTAATTTTTACTCTTTACTAGAGTTTAAAGATACAATAAGAAATATAAGGCTAATTGGTCCGGAAATAATTGAGTTTATGTTTGGTAATGATTTTTACAATAAAATTGAAACGTTTCGTACAAAATATATCGTGTCTAAAAAAGCACGTATGCTTGGCAGCTATGCGTTAAAAAAGATTAAAAATAACACTTGAATTCAACTTTGCATATCATAAAATTATTTAAATATGAGTTCATTCACCAATTCAATGTTCGAAAGCATTAAGTCTGCTTTAACTAAAGAAACCACAGCTTCCCGTACTAAAGACTTTTTAAGAACAGAAGCAGGAAATACCTATACGGTAAGATTGCTACCAAATATTAAAGACCCGTCTAAAACGTTTTTTCATTACTATTCTTATGGTTGGAATAGCTATAGTACCGGTCAATTAGTTACTTTTGTAAGTCCTTCTACTTGGGGTCAACGTGACCCGATTGGTGAGGAGAGGTATCGAGTATTACGTAACGGTACAGAAGAAGAAAAGAAAAAAATGTCTGTGATTTTACGTAGAGAAAACTGGCTCGTCAATGCATATGTTATTAATGACCCGGTAAATTCAGATAATAATGGAAAGATTAAGTTAATACGCTTTGGTAAGCAGCTACATAAGATCATTATGGACGCTATTGAAGGAGAAGATGCCGAAGAATTTGGTCCCCGTATTTTTGACTTATCTTCTAAAGGATGCAGCTTAAAGATTAAAGTTGAAAAACAAGGAGATTATCCAACATACGTTTCATCTAAGTTTCAATCTCCTAAAGAAGTTGAAGGGTTAGACGAAGCCGATTATGATAAAATTTATAAAGGTGTATTTGACCTTGAATCGTATGTTAGCGTTAAGAGTTATGATGAATTAAAATCTCTCTTTAACCAACATTATTATTGTAAGGAAGATATAGAAGAAGTAGTAGCTGCAGTGGAAGTGCCCCAAATCGTAACAGAGATTAAACCGACTAAAAAAGCAGTTACACCGGAAGCTAAGGCTCCAAAAAAGCAGCAAGAAGATGATTTATCAGATGAATCTATCAATAATTTGTTAAAAGAATTAGATGAGTGACGCTTTTAGAGAACCTACACCGGAAGAAATACGCCTAGCTACGCTCCAGTTTATGGGGCAAAATCTAGGTGATCTAAAGCAATTAGATAGCCATATCGTAAATAAGAACCCTACTCTTCAAGGGCTAAATTTAAATGCGGAAACTATTATTCGTAACTTACCGGGAGGTCAAAGACCCCCACAACAAAGACCTATGCACAATGCAGTAGGGGCACCTGCTCATGCTTTTCCTCAAGCGCAGGTTGCAGTAGCCCCTCGTATAGTAGCAGATGAATCCGGTAAGATAGTTGAAAGCCTTAATAAGATAGCTGCTCATTTAGAAAAAATAGAAGAGTTTTCAAAAGAAGTTCTTTGCTTTATTAAAAAAGAATCTTAATTAATTGATGACGGTTTTGATTTCTGATAAAGACTGTTTTATAGACAGTTTTTTAGGGTTTATAAGCAAAATAGCTGAAAGCGCTATTCTTACTATTACAGATAATAATATTACTTCTCTTTTATCCACTAGTGATAATACCGTTATTGTACACTCCGTATATGCAGATGACAAAGTTAAAGGTAAATCTACCTTAAACATTCCAGATCTTAAAAAGCTTCATAGACTTTTTTCATGTATCGGATCTAAAGAGTTTCAGATTGCAATTAATTCAAATAATATTAGTTACAGTTCCGACGATATACGTTTTAAATATCATTTGTTTGATGACGGTATCATAACTTCTCCAAAGTTAAACATGGATAAGCTTAACGATCTTAAATTCGATGGTAGTTTTTCTATATCACAACAAATTTTAATTAATCTTATAAAAGCTAGTTCTATTAATACAGATTCAAATAAACTATATTTAACATTTAAGAATAATAGTGTGTTCGGTGAGCTTACAGATAAAAGTAAACCAAACATAGATTCGTTTGATTTAAAATTGACAGATGACTATGTAGGTAATGCCGTTTCCAATAGTATGCCGTTGAATTTTGAAATTTTTAGAATAATTTCTTCTATGAGAGCTAAGGTGTTTAATGTTAAAATTCATACTAAAATGGGATTAGCTCTTTTAGAATTGTCAGATAACTTAGCCAACCATAAAGTAGTAATTTCTGCATTAGCAAACTAATGAGCAAAAATAAAATTCGCACGCCTGGTTATTTTATCAAGCGATTAAAAGATAACGGATTTATTGTTTTGAAAGTATTTTCTATTTATAATAAAGCAGACCCCCGTCGTTGGACAGTTTTAGTAAATCCAAGTGAGACTTCCGTTTACGTTACTTGTTTTAACGACGGTAGTGACAACAATGCTACATGCTTTGAGTTTAGTGATGGTGGTAATAGAATTCCTAGAAATTTAACACTTAAAACTGAAAGTATTGAAACTGTTATTGACTATCTTTTAAAATACGGTTCATCTTGTAATAAGGACTATCCCGGCCGCTGTAGATTTCTATCTAAGAGAATAAATAATAATGATGAAGAAGGCAAACCAGGACAAGTCGAAGGATAATAATGACTTCGACCCGAATAATAGCGAAACGAAAGATTTAGCTAGAAAAGCGTTTGCTGCATTTATTCAAAATCAATTAAAAGAAAGCAATTCTGCTCGTAAGAATACAGAGGCGTTAGTAAATACTGTACAGGAATTTTTAAATTCTTTTATTATCTTAGGCTACACAATGGACGGTCAACCGGTTAATTTTATTTTTGCCCATAATCAACAAGAAGCAGATTCATTAGCTACTTTATTAAACAAGTTTTTCATGAAAAATGTTCGTAACGAGCCTGGAGATTTAGAGTAGTTTTTATAAGTCCTTTTGTGAGGGACTCTTTCTTAATTCTTGGTAAAGGCTTTATTGGTAATAAGCTTTACTCCTACCTTAAAAACCAAGAACTAGACATTTATCATATTTCAAGAGATGAATGCGATTACTTCAAGCTCGAAAAATTAGAAGAATACATAAACACTAACATAAAAAATAATTTTGTTACTATTATAAATTGCTCGGGTTATACCGGCAATCCAAACGTTGAAAGTTGTGAGGATAATAAAGAGATATGTTTTAAATATAACGTTAGCTTACATTCTTTACTCAATTATTTTTCTATTCAAAATCATTATGCACTAATTTCTATATCCAGTGGTTGTATCTATACTGGATATGAAAAAAACTTCGACGAAACAGATATTCCAAATTTTGGTATGTTTAATTCAGAAAGTAGCTTCTATTCTAAAACAAAACATGCTGCAGAACTTATTACAAATTTTGTAAATACAAGTATTTTTAGAATACGAATACCCTTTACTAGTGAAGTTTCGCGTAAAAATTATTTTATAAAAGTCTTAAACTATGATACGTTAATTGATATGCCAAATAGCTGTACTTGTGTAGAAGACTTATGCGAATTTGTCTTTAAATTTATTATACTCAATTATCAGTACTACAGATCTGGAATTTACAATGTAGTGAATTCAAACGGTATTTCTGCATCACAAGTAACCGATATTTTAAAGAAAAACGGGTTTTCAAATAATCGATGGAATTTTAAAAAGTATGAAGATATGAACTTTAAAGTTAATAGATCAAATTGCTTGCTTTCTACAGATAAAATCACTAAACTTGGATTACAACTACCCGACATACATGACTCATCTGAAAAATGTATTGCAGCGCTTAAAGAGCAACTTCTCTAAGACGCATCCCCAAGTTCGATATATTTACGCAGTTACAAAGGGTACCTATTTGGGTGAACTTTTAGTTTATTGTAAGGACTTAAAAGAAAATCTAGGTTTTTTATCCATGCCTAAAATGATCAATAGGCATATCCCTAAAGAAAAATTTCATTTTGGCTTAGAAAACGGTATTGTCGATATTGTTGAAAAGTTACCTAGTAAAGTTTATGATGTCTGCTTACGTCAATATAAAAAGAATGGATTGTAATTTAAAAAGTATCTATAAGTAATTTTATGGACTTTATACAACCTAGAAAAATTACATCTCCTATATCTGGTCAACCTGTAACCCCTCGTTTGAGAACATACATTCGTAATGGTAAAGAAGTTGTTGAAGCAGAGTATATTGATCCTGCTAGTGGTACTTTCATTCGTAAAGGAATTGTATCAGTTAAAGATTTAAAACAATCTGTTCAGCCTAGTTTAGTACCCTCCCCACCAGCACCTGTTTCTCCGATTCCCGCTCCTATCATTCCTGATGTTCCTCCTGCAGGACCAGCTAAGTAATAGTGGAAATACCTCAAGAATACATCGTTCAAAAATTTTACCAGTACGCCGGTTATCCTAGATATAAAAAACTTTCTAAAACATATGAGGCGGGTTGCCCGATATGTAGAGAAGGAAACTCTTGGGGTAAAAAGCGTAGATGTTATTACATTTTGGATAAAAATGTAGTTTGCTGTCATAATTGCGGCTGGTACGGGCAGCCAGTAAAATGGATACAAGAAGTATCTGGTCTTACTATTGGTGAAATTTTAAAAGAGGCTAATTCTTTTGATGTTATACCGGAGGAAATAAAAGAAGAGGAAACAAAACTCACTAAAAGTATTGAATCGCTTCCTATCGATTCAATTAATTTATTTGATAGTACTCAAATAGGTTATTTTAAAGATAATAAGATAGTTCAAAAAGCACTTGAAACGATTAAGAGACGTAAGTTAGACACAGCTATTAATAAGCCAAAGGCTCTTTTTATTTCTCTTACCGATAGAGTACATAAAAATAGACTTATATTGCCTTTTTATAATAAAAATAATGAAGTTGTTTTTTATCAATCTCGAGCCTTGTTTGATGCTGATTTAAAATTTCGTCCCCGCTACTTAAGTAAAGTCAAAGGTGAAAGATCTTTATTCAATATAAATCAAATTGATTCTAACTTAGAAAACATTTTCATATTTGAAGGCCCTATTGATTCATTCTTTATAAAAAATGGTATTGCAGTTGCCGGTATTCAAGAAGATTCGACATCTAGTCTTACTCCACTACAAGAAAGACAGTTATTTGAATTTAACTTTTTAAAGAAAATATGGGTTTTAGATAGTCAATGGCAAGACAAAGCTAGTAAGAAAAAAACTGAAAAACTAATTAGTAACGATGAATTTATTTTTATATGGCCAGAAAGAGAAGGTAAAAAATATAAGGATATAAATGATATGTGTATAGATTTAGATTTAGACTTTGTTAGCCCTGAATTTATACTAGAGAATTGTTTTAATGGAATTAAAGCGAAACTATTACTTACAAAAATTAACTAGATGCCATCGAGATTAAGTAACCTTTAAACCCCTCGCTCAAAGAACTTAATTCTGCGGCGATTCTTGCAATTTTCTTTTTTTCACTTCTAGCAATATTTTCAAATACTGAATCACAACGTGCAGCATGTAATTTAGCTTGAACAGAACTACCATCCGTACCATTTAAATAGGTAATAAACTTATCAATTTCGCCTATCCATGAGGTTAACTCAGTCTTTTGATGTTCTTTTTCTCTTTCTAATTCACCCCCACCATTAGGTACTTCTACGTCAAAATCTTCCGGTGTTGTTGTTTTTAAGGTCTGTGCCATTGCTTCTCTATCTGAGCCCGGTGCTTTGTCGACATCTGTAGGTATAACCGGTGTATCTGCTTCTAAGATAGTGTTAAAACGTTTTTCGAAAATATTACTCATACATTATTATTTAATCTCGAATAAATATAATTAGTGAAGAAAAAGTTAATGTTTGAGGACGCTATTGAGTACTACAACAAGTGGACTACTGGTATGGCCGCAAGAGAGGTTGCCGCTCAACAGGTTAGTCTTAAAGACTTGTTTACAAAGTCTATGTCCCAATTTCCTAATCAAGTTAGATTAAGAAAAAACTTACCTTTTCCTTTAACTACAGTTACCGATTCTTTAGGACAAATATACGTTGATGCTTCCAATACGTTACAGTTATTTGAATCAGCGTTGAATTTTCCTCTTATTTCAGAGAACAAAAAAGCAGAACAAGAAGTCAAAGATTCAATTCAAAAGCTTAAAGCAGTTGTTGATACTATTAAATATCTCGGCGACAAATTAGATAAAATAATTGATTAGTTTGTTAGTTCCTATAAAATATATTTGAATTTGAAACCGTTTATACAAGCTTTAATACTTTTATCTGTCTCTGCATTATTTGGTTTTTTATTAAAAGAAGTAGGGTTTAGTTTTTGGGTCGGTTTTTTCTCAGGTCTCGGTCTCCAGTTTTTAACTTTCGGAATTTATAGTAATTTACTAACTGTATACGTTAATCTTAAAAATAAGAAATTAGAGAACGAAAGAATAAAAGAATTTTCATACCAAGGCGTAGATGTTGTGTGTCCTTGCTTTAAGAAAATTAAATCGTTTGTTCCTGTACGATTAAACACAGATAATTTATATACATGCCAAGAGTGCAAAAAGGATGTCGCTGTTTACATAGATGTATCTACTGCTATTACAACTCAACCCATAGAAAATACTAAAGAAGTTTTGCAATCTTTAGTAGATAATATCTCAGAAAATGAGCGTGCCTGATTCAATACTAGCTCGTACTGAAGAAAAGGTCTCCGATCCTTTTATGCCTGTGAGAGGGTTTATAAAAAGAGACCCAAAAGAAATCTATGAATTTTTAAGACACAATTTAAACGATGATAACCTCAATATGCTTTTAGAAAACAGTTTTCACTACTATAAAAGAGATATTTCAACAACAAAAGATTTATTTAGAAATATAATTTCACTTTTATTAGAGTATACTTTAGATAAGATTAAAAATTCGTCTATTGACGAAGATAAGAAGAACGATGTCTTAGATTTTTTTAGAGGTTATTTTAAAATAATGACCGCACAAACAGAAAGTTTATGTGAACTTTTAGATTTTCTAGGAAAAAATCAAGTACTTCTTGAACCTAAGGAAATCACCACTATAATACTAGGATATGCCACAGGAACATTCAAAAAATTGTATTCGAATTAGAGCTAACGAAAAAGAACATAACCTAACTTTACAAGAGTACAGTCGGTGGTTGTGCCTCATTGAAGCTTTAGAACATGTAAATACCAAAGCTAAGCAATTGAAACAGGATATGGAAAAAACTAATGACTGGATTAAGCCTCTATCATTTCAAAAGTATATTGATGAGCGATTTGATACTATGGTAGAGGAAATAGCCGGTTTCGAAAAAATGCCTTTCGAAATAAATATTCCTAAGATAGAAATACATCAAAATTTATGCACTACATTGTCGGAACCAGTTTTACAGTAGGAAGAAGAAAAAACGTTATTCTTGATAATCATACCGCGTCTAATACTCGGTATGAACGTCAGTTAAATGCTGGATTTATGTACACTATAATAAACATTAGAAAAGAAGAAGATAAAATCATTTATAGATTAAAAGAGAATACCGGTAAATTTATTGAACTTACTTTTAATTCTGCACGAGAAGCAGATACCTTGATTGCATCTTTTAGAAACGAATTAGTTTCTACTTAATATCCACCGTAAACACTATCGTAATTATTTGTGGAGTACTCAAAAATATTTTGTGCATCAGCACTATATTCATACGGTTTGTTTGCACCGGAAACTGCTGGGTTTTTAGCATCGTCGAAGATTTGATCGTTAACGGTTTCACCACCGGACAACCCCGGCTCAAATGAATATTCAAATCTTTTAGCTTTTATAAGCCATACATAGTGGCCTGCTAGAGGATTTATTTGAGCTATATCTTGATCTAATCTTTCTGTTATTTCGTAAAATCTTCCATTACGACCACCGGGGCGATCTAAACCATATTCATATAATTGGAACAAATCACCTGATTTAGGTTCTGTTTGTGGTCCAAAAACTGTATAAAAGGAAGTAATGTGTACAAAAGCCGTTACTTCATCTTCTGACATAAGCCCGTACTTACTTAACATGAGAGCATTTTCATTTAAGTTAACAGCTATTTTAATAAATTTAGGTTCTTGGTATTTTTGTGTAGGATGCTCTCCATATAAATTATCTGAAGCAGATAAATTAAATGAGTTAACAAAGTATAGTACTTTTTGACCGTATAGGTTTATTTGTTCTTGCCAATAGTTTGAATAGACCATTCTTTCACATACATTTTGTGATTTATCTGTAAAACTAAAGCATTGATTAACTGGATCAATACCAGGATACACTTGTATTCCATTACTACCGGTATAGAAATCGTTAGACATTTTTTGTGCCTCTAACTTTGGTCAGTTTGTACTTCTTTACCACAGGATCAAAGCTTAGAACTATTCTTGAACCGTCTTTTTCACTAGGTTTTCCAATTTCCTTAATTTCAGGTTTAAAATTGCTTGTAAAATAGGTAGTAGCTAAATCTGCTCTAGTAGGAAATAACCCTTCAATTTCTTTAATGTCTAAAGGAGTTAAAAAAACAGATCTACCGACTTCCATATTTTTAATAGCTTCTAATTTAGAATTTGTTTTCTTAGTTCTTACATAATCTGGAACAGTTTTACCAGGAGATTGAGAATGAGATGAAGGATCCGGGACTACATCCTTCATATGACGGTGCTCGACTCCTGTCTTTACATATTCAAGAAACGTCATCACAAATATATTTAAGCAAAAAAAGAGCCTAACTTGCGTTAGGCCCTTTCTTTTATAGTCTATTTTTAATTACTTCTGGAATATATAAGCTCCGGTATTTGATGCTTTACCGGAGACTTTGTTATTCTTACCAGTAAGTGTTTTACCCTTACTATCAGCTAAGTTACCGTCATTACCTACTTTGTCGGTAACTTTACCATCACCATGACCTTTGCTAACTAAATTTGACACCGTACCATGTACTTTATTGTCCTTTTTAGTTAATGATTCACCAGCAGAAGGCTTGAGCTCTGTCATTTCAGTAGCTTCTTTATGAGCACCTTCTTTTTCATCAGCTTCTTCTTCATTAGCTTCTTCAGGCTTTTTTAAACCACCGAGATCTTCTTCGCCACCGAGATCTTCACCACCGAGATCTTCGCCACCTAAATCTTCTTCTCCGCCACCTAATGCAGCGCCGAGAACGTCGCAAAGTTGCTGTGCAACATCACGAGGCAATGAAAAGGTTACTTCACCGCCTTCTTCATCCTTATTAACGTCGATGTCTAATGCTTCAGCATCAGCCATATCGTCGTGTACTGTAGGCTCACCGCCAAGTACTTCTTCGTACAGTTTATCAAAAATAGACTTATTATTCATAAAATTATTTATTCTTTTTACTTCTGTTTTTTCTAAATTTTGTGAATATTTTTTAGGCTGAAAATGATTTTCACCTTTCTTATCATGCTCGGGATCTATCAAAGCATTCTTGTCAAAATTTTGAGCATTTTCAGGACCTGTATTTTTTACAAAAACTTTAGGATCTGCTTTAGCATCAGTTACTTTTTTGTCTTCTGCTTTTTTAAATGTTTTAGGGCTGTTCTTTGCTACTGTTTTTTCGTATAGCAAACCCATATCTACTAGTGTCCTGGTATTATTCACTTAAATATTTATGTAAATATGCCTCAAAAAAACGAAAAACAGTATTATTTAGGCAACAGTAACCTACCTCGACCGGATGCTACGTTTGATTACGCTTCAAACCCTCAATGGGTTAAAGATATCCAGAAATGCACAAAAAACATACTTTATTTTGCAGAAAACTTTTTTTACATAGTAAATCTAGATCAAGGTAAAATAAAAATTGAATTGTTCCCGTGTCAAAAAAGAGTATTACGTTCTTTAAGAGATAATCGTTTTTGTGTTTTATTAGCATCTCGTCAAATTGGCAAAACTACTCTTATGACAATTTACGCACTTTGGTTAGCGTGCTTTCATGAAGACCAGCGAATACTAATAGTTGCAAATAAAGAGCAAACTGCCATTAACATTTTTAAGAGAGTTAGAATTGCTTACGAACAGTTGCCTAACTATCTAAAACCGGGTACTGTGGAGTACGGTAAAACATCTATGACCTTAGGAAACGGTAGCAGTATAGGAATTTCAACTACAAGCAGTGACGCCGGCCGAGGCGAATCTGTAAATTGCGTAATTCTTGATGAGTTAGCATTTATTGATAATCATTTGGTAGAAGAGTTCTGGAAGTCCGTATACCCTATTATTTCTAGTTCTAAAAAATCAAAAATTTTTATTGCAAGCACCCCTAATGGTACAGGAAATTTATTTCATGAAATTTATACCGGAGCTTTAGAAGGTAAAAATGGGTGGAAATCAGAAAGAGTAGATTGGTGGGAAGTACCTGGCCGCGACGAAGAGTGGAAAGAAATAACTATTCGTTCTATTGGCAGTAAAGATGCATTTGATCAGGAATATGGAAATGTATTTTTTCAGTCCGGTGAGAGTTCAATTAACGATAATATGTTTGAAAAATTAAAAGTTGACTGTTTTGATCCTAAATTTGTTTATGATGAAGGTAGATATCATTTATGGGCTGAACCAAAACAAGATTCTATATATGTAGCTGGGGTTGACGTGAGTGAAGGTGTGGGGGAAGCTGCCAGTGTAGTACAAATACTAGATATTACCGATCTTAAAAATATTGAACAGGTAGCTGTCTATTATGACAAGCATACTTCTCCTTATAATTTTACTTCCAAGCTACATGAAATTTTAAAGCACTGGGGTTCACCGTTAGCATTGATAGAAAGAAATAATTGCGGGGCACAAGTTGTTGATCAACTCAAGTTTACTCTAGGATATGAAAATATTGTTTCATTTGGAACTAAAGCCGGTACCTCAGAATTTAAAAAAGTAGGTATCAGCGCACACACAAACACAAAATATAAAGGTGTCATGAATATGCGATACTGGATCAATGAATTAAACGCTGTACGCATTCATGATGTAAAGACATTGCAGGAGTTAAGAGACTTTGTTCGCTATCCTAATGGTACATGGGCTTCAAAACCAGGTGCCGATTTACACGATGATCGAGTTATGAGCCTTATATGGGCATTAGTAATTTTAGAAAATGAATTATCAGAAAAATATTTTGAAATTATAGAACTGGATTCAAATAAAAAACCTTTACGAATAAGGGCATTAGATTACGGGGTTAAATATTTTGTAAACCCTGGATCTATTTACAATAATGAGAAGGATGGCACCGGGTACAAGCCTTTACCTATGATTATTCCTAGTAGTGAATCGGATGCAAATACTGATATGCAAGATTTAGAATCCCAGGGGTGGAGAAGATTAAATTAATATATGGGAGCATTAACACCGTTACAGCAGAGCCCGTTTAATAAATCACGGCGCGATAAATTTTTAATGTCGTTTAATGTCCCGCCTGCGTTAAAGCAAATATCTACCAAAGATGTTAGGGACAATAATATTATTATACCTGACACTTTACAGTTTTCAGTATTTGGTATTATTGTTCCCGATATTGAAATAAGCGCTTCTGTGGTTCGCTACGGGGGTCAAACACTGACCACCAGTAGCTATAATAGAAATCCGTACCCTCCTATGGTTGTCAATTTTACCGTTGACAACAGATTTAATAACTATTGGGTCATTTATACTTGGTTGAATTTAT